GCAGTAGCAAACATCTCAAAAGCAGAAAACTTCCGCACCAACTATCGTAATTGGTCAAACAATCTTAACATTGACTTTGACTTGACAGTATTGGAAAAGGATTTGCCAACAGAACCTGAAAAGGACTTCGAGGTAATTCACTCCAGCACTTATCGTGAGTCAAAGAAAGAAATCCAAAACGCTATTCGTATTCTTAAAATGACAGATGAGGAAACAGTAAATACCTCAACCTACAACGCAATCTCTCAGTATCTATAATTAGATACAACTCCTGAGTATGAGTCTAAACTGCTCACCTCCCCCTCCCCCACGATCACCAGGGCACTTGACAAATGTCAGACCCACACAGTATAATTAATATAAACAACAAGAAGGAGCCCCCAATGGGATTAGATATGTATCTAAACGCAAGAAAGCACTTGGCCAAAGTTAATTGGCAAGCCCTACAGGATAATGATGAATTATCTTACAACTCACCTGAAGCCGTATATCCTAAGTTTAATGACTTAATGGAAATCACACAACTCACAGATGTCGCAACAGATATTTATGGAGCAAGCGTAGAAGTCACTTGTGCTTATTGGCGCAAGGCTAATCAGATACACTCTTGGTTCGTAAGAGAAGTACAAAACGGTAATGATAACTGCGGAGAATACTATGTCTCACAAGATAAACTAACAGAACTAAAGGTTATCTGCGAACACGCACTTGAAACTAAGGACCCAAGCCTATTGCCACCACAAGAAGGATTTTTCTTTGGTGGAACAGATATTGATGAATGGTATTGGAACGACCTAAAGAATACTATTACTCAGTTAGAGCGAGTCTTTGCTCTGCCTGAAGTAGATAAGTTATCATTCTATTACTCATCATCTTGGTAATTGACAAATGTCAGTGGCACCCAGTACAATTGAATTAACCAACTAACAGAAAGAGGCCCCCATGGACCAAACAGAAACATCAGTAACAGTAATACCAAACACAACACAGGAATTCCTTCAGTCTCAAATTAAAATCAAGGATGAGCGCATTGCTCAACTTGAGGACCACATTCAAAAAGTAACTCAGCGCTCATATGCAGATTCTGCAGATAAGAATCGTATGGTTGAAGCAATGCAAGAGTGGACACTCAACGCATTAGAAGAGCGTGAGATATCAGAAACAAATGCAGAAGAAATTGCAGAAATTGTTGGCTTTGAGTTAACAAAAGAATTTGAACTTGAAGTTACAGTTATGTATTCAGTCACCGTTAATGCTCGTGATGAAGAGTCTGCACAGAATGCAATTCACGATATTGATTTTGATACTGTTCAATATGATTCAGACAATATTTCTTGGCTATCATCTTCAATTGATAGAATAGATATTTAGTAGGGGGCTACTAATAAACCTGAGCACGTTTTAAAACTGCTCGTCTATCCCCTCAAAAATTTCCTAGGGGGCTGTGGATAACTTTGTCAAGTCGACACGCCCATTTAAGATGTGTGATTAAGATCACCCTGGAAAATGTCCGAATTGCCCATGTTTAACTATCTCGATTTGCATTTGTCAGCCCGTCCTGTTATACTTAGATTAACTACAAAAGAAAAGGAAATAAACTCATGGCACATGAAATCGAAACTCAAAATGGAGTGGCAAGTTTTGCATCATTTAGAGAACCCGCTTGGCATGGATTGGGTACTGTATTCACAGAAGAAAAAACCACAAAAGAAATGTTAGATTTGGCTAATCTTTCTAATTGGAATGTTCGTCTTGAGGATTTAGAAACCCCTACACATCTCACAAGCGATAAAAACTATCAGTATGTATTGCGTACCAATCCTACTGACAACTCTCAGACCGACATTCTTGGTGTCGTTGGTGAGCGTTATCATGTAATGCAGAATGAAGATTTATTCTCATTCGGTGATAACATTCTTGACGGCGGAGGTCGTTGGGAAACTGCTGGCTCAATCAAGGGTGGTCGTGTCGTGTTCGGTGCATTAGCATTAGAGCGTGAAACAATTCTTGACCCTAATGGTGTTGCAGACAAGGTAAAAACTTATTTGCTCATCAACACATCACATGATGGCTCAATCGCTATTCAAGCAAGCATTACACCTGTTCGTGTTGTGTGCGCTAACACTCTCAACCTTGCTCTTGGTTCAATCAAGAAAAAGAATGGTGTCAAGCAATCTTTCAAGATTCGCCACACTCAGACCGCTTCTGGTAAGGTTGCCGTTGCTCGTGAGACTCTTGGTCTTGCTCATAAGTACATGGACTCATTTGATGTTATGGCTAACGCTATGATTCAGAAAGAAATCACAGCGCAAGATTTCAATAACATCATTCTTGCTGCATACCCTAAGCCTGAAAAAGATTCTAAGGGTGCTTTCAAGAAATGGGAAAATAAGGTTGATGTTATCAATGACATCTACACAGGCGAGTTTAACGGCATGATTGCTGGTAATGCTTGGGGTGCTTTCAATGCACTAACCGAACGCCTTGATTGGTATCGTTCTGCTCGTGGTGGTTCTAACGAATCTATCCTTGCAAGCGCAAGTGGTTTTGACCCTGCAATTAACGCAGAAAAAAATCGTTTGCTAAAAGTTGTGCAAAATGTTTTGCAGATTGCATAATTAAAAAAAATCCTGAGCATGATTTAAAACTGCTCACCTTATTGGTCCGTTAGAATAGTTGGTTAGTTCGCCACCCTGTCACGGTGGAGGTCATGGGTTCAAGTCCCATACGGATCGCAAAAACCGCCTAGGTAACCTAGGTGTCCGATATGTCCGATTTGACATTTTTGATAATATCTATTAAGATGATCAAATAACATTTCCCACATTTTTTGATTACGATCATTGTAAAAAACCCCCAGGATTGCATTTGTCAGACCCTTCCGCTATAATTAATACATGACCCAAACAATGAGAACGATTGACGAATTAGTCAATGAGATGTACATGGACAACGAGTCCCATCTCGAATACATGGAAAATATGAACGGTGGAGATTGTGATTGTGCAATCCACACTACCTTGAATACAATTGTCAAATACTGGTGGGATGAGGAGAACTAATGCCTTTAGTAGGATATGAAGAAGTAGATGCTTTAGATATGATATTAGGAGTTCAGTCTGTTATGATTACTGTTAATTCTGATGATGACCCTTGGCTTCACAATACCCTGTGGAAAACCAAAGACTTCCTTGAAGGACTAATGGCAGAGGGGTACTTCTAATGTGGAGTAAGTATACATTTGTTTGTGATCCTGATGAGTGTGATGCTCTTCTTGAGTTTACCGCCAGGGATGAGTATGGGTTCCCTAATGGATCTGTAGAGATGACCTGCCCATGTGGTAGAAAGATGGTTTATATTAGTTATGATGATGCATGGGCTCCTATCTTCCCTGTGAGCAACATCACACCTGCAGGGCTTGTAAAAATCAACACGAACCCCTATAATTAATATATGGACCTAAACACACTTAAAGAGTATATAAAGATAAACATCATATCCATGGAGCAAGACTTGGAGAATGAGGACGGTGCTGATAGCATTGTTCCTTACCTTGAAGGTGCAATTGATGTATCCCGTCACTATTTGTCAGTGGTAGAGGATACAATATAACTATGATGAATACAACCTTAGAACCAAGACTACAGAAACTGATTGATATGGGAGAGTCAGGTACTGACATCCTACACGGTGAACTTAAGAACCTAATGCTGGAAGCAGAGAATGACTACATTGAAATTGAGAAAGAGGAGCGTGAGGGTGGATACTCTGACGCAATGCTTTCTATGGACCGCACACGAGCAGAAGGACGAATGGACGCACTCGTAGAAGTCTATGCCCTTACATACCAGTTAGCCTTTGCTATCAGTGATAGGATAAAAAAGAATGGATAACTTTATTGAAATGGATTTTGATGAGTGGTGTGATACATACAAACCAATCATTAACCATATAGACAGTAATGCCTCCTTTGACAATGGCTATGGCGGTGTTATGTTTGAGACATATGGTGATGAGGTTGAGTTTGTTAAGTCTCAATCCCCTGACAAAATTTGGATGTATGGTGACGGAGACGACGGCGGTTCATATGTATGGAGCGGCTGGGGATTTGTAAATAGATTAGGATACTTCATAACTGAGGTACCTTGCCCACCTGATACAACCATTCAGGTAAGAGTTAGTTATAACTGGTTCTATTGTGAGAACTGCAGCGCTGAATTCGAGGACCCTGATAATACTATCAGAGATGCCTTCGATGAGCACGATTTGGAAAAATGCCCTAATTGTGCTACACTTGAAGAAATGACCCTAGTAGGATTGGAAAAATAATGGCAATTGATAGTTTTAATAATGTAGTACTGGCAGGACACATTGGAGTTGACTCAGGACAAATAATGATTGGTGACCCTTGCTACTTAGACGGCTGGGATAACAATACAGGCGAGGAATGGAACACCGAAGGCAAGGAAGGTCAGTACTCCTATCATGGTGTATCTGCTACTACTCTCAAAGATAACTATGGACAAATTGGTGGTGGTCTTGCTGTTGCCATGACTACGGGCTATGGTGACGGACAATACCCTGTCTATGTTCAGTTGGACGATGAAGGTAGAGTTGTTATGGCAGTAATCGATTTTAATGATGTGTTGTTAGGAGATAACTAATGGGAGCACGGATTAACTTTGTATTTAAAGATGTTGAGGATGAAGCACATGTAGTCCTGTATAGCCACTGGGGTGAGACCGAATGGCAGCGGGACCTAGCAATGGCCCTGCAGCATGCAAAGCCTAGGTGGTCAGACTATGCATACTTTACCCGCATGATCATTAGTTATTTAACGCAAGATTCCGTCCTTGAAGAAACAGGGTTTGGTATCTATGCTATCACAGGCAGCAACTTTGATTTAGGTGAGACCACGGTAGTCATCGATATTGCTAAAGAAACTATCAATCATGTGGGCTCCACTGTCGTAGTTGACTGGAATAAATTTATGGTAGCATACCTACCAGTTTTGGCTGAGCAAATCTAGGGAGTGGGTCCTCTAGATTAATAGGGTGGAGGGAGCAGGCGTGGGGCTTGCTCTTTCCCCCACTTTTTGGTACAATGGATACAAGGGAGAACTATGCGTATAAGCAGACGAATCACAGAGGAAGAAAAGGTTGCCAATAAACTGGGCAACATGGTTTCTGACCTGCGAGTGGATTTGGAATTAGTCGGGGAATACTTAGCAAAATCTCAACCACATGTAGTGTATAATCGTTTACAAGTAATAGCAGAGTCAGCCAAAGAAACCAAGGAAGGTACAAACTATGCTTACAACAACCTTTGAGAACAAGGCATCCATTCTAGCACAACTATGGATTAATTACAAGGCCGAAGATGAGTGGATTGATTTTATGGTTTACAACGATCTTGGTTTGCCATTAGCGTTTGCATTCACTGAAGGTATTATCAATCATACTCCAACACTAGAACAGTACATCAACGAAACCTGGGCCCTGTTTATCGAAGGTTTGGATGTTGAGGACACAGGGTTTGAGGACATAGCAGATTTGCTAGAGGACGAATAATCCTGCCCGAAAGGGCACGTGACATATTTGTAACAAACCATCAAACCTTATTTCCAAAAGACATTACGAACTTCTCCAAAAAATCCCCAAACCTAGACATTACGAACCCTCAAAACTTTCCCCCTGCTGAACTTATACCATAGTTTGTAAGGTTTGTCAAACCATGTTATAATTAAACCATGGCACACCACTTTGCAAAGATGTATCAGAACAGATCTCATAGACATGATATCCCTCATGACTCTGTAGAGTTTGATAAAGCCATGAATGCTATAACAGGTATGTTGTATTCTATTGTTACTCTTAAGGCTTTCTTTCCTTTCTTTAGATCCCCTGAAAAGATCACTGATAATACTGTTACTAATGCCCCTTACCCTATGCCGTCGCAAAAATCGGGGGATCAAAAGTATACCCAATTAACCCTATGGTAAATAACAAACCATTATGTCCTGGTTTCTAGAAAAACCATAATAGTTTTATAAAATAACATTACGATATTGGCAAATTTTCCCCTGGTTTGGGGATATTTTTTTTGCATAAAATGGGCTTGACAAACCATCGTTTACGATGTATAATGCCCAAACCATGCATATTAAGGTTTGACAGATATGAAGGTTTGGGGTATAATCCCGCTATGAAAGTTTGGGGATATGAAGGTTTGGGGTTTGGGATTACGAACGCCTCTTATAAAAGCGCTCCCTACTCCACTATCCTCCACTTCACTCCACTTCTACCTTGTCTAATAATATAATCAGTAAGATTAATCTGTGGATAACATGTGGATAACTATCTTATTCTTTACTAGAAAGAAACATCTGCAGAGTAATTCTTAGATTATTTCCCAAAACGGGAGTTGTGTAATGCCAATCAAAACTATCATTATAAACCAACAAACCACGCTCTGGTGATATAGTCTTCCACTCTTGGGTATCTTCATCCTTATAGTGGAACATGCCACCATTATGAATGCTCCAGTCCTTATTAAGATATGCGGTTATTGGTTTTCTATTATCTCCTGGCTTTCCATCTTTATGAGGGGGTATGTATGATCCAGGGGTAAAGACAGTTACATGACCACTTACATCATCACCTAAACTTATGATGCCAAGATCAATCAATTCATCTGATACTAAATCACACAAAGGTTGGGGAACTGTGTATAGTATTGCTATGTGGCTATGTTCTCTTACACCTTCATCCCAAGACATATTTGTAGAGGTCACAACTGGCCTAGGGTATCCAAAATCGCATATTTCTGAAGCATACACATAACTCATAGCAAAGTTATATAGTTGATCACATAGGGTTTCGCTAAGTCCTTTATTAAATACCTTCATCCGTCAATTGTACCATTCCTAGCCTTTTGGATAAAACCACGGTATATAAACATTACGATACATCGGATATGTCCCCATGTCAGGCATATCTGGCTATAGGGGTTTGTATCTTATACTAGGGATTATGGTCCTTTCTTGACATCCCCCGCAAAATCTGAGATAATGGGGATATGTACTCTAACTGTGGAACCTATGCTGGTTATCGCAAACACCATAACCAAAAGACTAAACCATGTGTTGAGTGTTTGGCTGCATCGAGCCTATACAATAGATTAAGATATGCCAAGAATAATCGTGCCCATGTAACAGCCAAGTATCGTGCCTCAAACCTTGATCTGGTTAGAGAGCGAGAAAGATCTAAGAATCGCAGACGCAGAGCAAGCATTACGAAGCACTATAAAGAATCCCAGGTTATATCTATCTATGGGGATGTATGCTACTTATGTGGATTAGGCATTGATCTTCTGGCTCCCCGAAAATGTGGGGTCAAGGGCTGGGAGCATGGTTTGCATATAGACCATTTGGTTCCTCTTGCAAAGGGTGGCTCAGATACCTTGCAAAATGTCAGACCAGCACATGGGCTATGCAATTTGAGGAAATGGGCGAATCAAGGATAGTAACCAATATTGCCCTCGTAGGGCATAGGAAGGTTTACTACTTCTATTTTGCGCCGAACTTAAAAACTAGATAAAAGGAACTTCTTTTGCGGGATCCTTAGTAAACCACATAGGCATAGTATATCTTTCTTCCGCCGTCATTTTAATCTCATGCCACATATCGTCGCCGTGTGATAAAAACACAACTAAATCTCCAGCGTTAGGTTTTACATACAGATTAAGCGAAGGAAAATACAACTCTCCACCGTATTTCACAGTATTTAAATAAAGAACTGAACTGTAAAAGAAGTGAGAATGGAAGCCTCTTCCCACATCTGAGTGCATTGTAAGCGAGTCTCTTTTTAGGTGCTTTGCTAACCATAAAGAATTGATATAGAGTTGATCAGGGTCGCCGAATGCTTGCCCTATAGATGTTTTAGCCTTTTCTATTATGTCTCTGCTTAGTTGGTCAATCTCTTCTAGTCTGCTTATGGATCTTTCTGGCTTATACCCTGGCATTTCATCATCCAGACCCATTCTTCTTTTATACCATCTGTCAGGCCTGTATACAAAGTTAGGGGAAGAACCATCTGACTCCCAGTCTAGGGCAGTATCTGTATTATTGTTGATATAGGAAATTATTTTATCTGCATCCTCTAAACTAAGGAAGTTTTTAATAATTTTGACCTTTTCTAATTCCATACAACCATTATAGCACTGTCGGATCTATCCACCAATCTTCAAATGGGTATATTTCTCCAGGAAATCTATCATCTGTGTCAAACACATTATCTTTAAATAACTTATATCCCAAACCAGACAAAACCTCTATTTGCTTATTTTTAATATTAATATTTTCTGGATCATCATATAGGTCATGCTCAAAAGTTATAGTTGAAAACCTATATTTTTCTAATGGCAGAGCAAGTAGTGCCTTTAATGAGTTATGTGCAGGCTCAATGTCTACTTGGAGGTAATCAATCTGCTTAGGAAGTCTTAGCATATCAAACAAAGACTCATAGTCAAATGTTGTAGCATCAGCCCTGTAGCATCTGTTTATTCTATTGCTGTTAAATTCTTGTACTCTTTCTGGGTCTATCTCAAAGGACACACCAGTCCAGCCATAATCTTTTTCTAGCATATATGTATTGCTTATATCCTTAGAATGGTATGCTCCAATCTCTACATATACCCCGCCATTTTTATGGTTTAATGCATTTATGACGAAATCGTCTTGCCCTACCTGACTATATCCCATTTAAAGATTATACCATTTAGATTTTCTTGCTGTTAAGACATGCTATAATTAAGTATGGTAAAATCTAAGTGCTTTTTTTGTAACAAAGACGCAACACATTACGATGTTGTCGTAGACCACGCTGACTACATAGTCGCAGATGTCTGCTTAGATCATTTGTCTATGGGCCTTGTCTCATAAATTAAAAGAAAAGAGATAAAATATGCCTTACAGTGCTAGTGACTATAAAGAAAGAGATGTTTCCAAGTTGTCAGAAATCTGGGAGCCAAGAAAAGAATACATAGAAAAAGATCTATGGGTGATAAGAAATTTTCTTTCAGATGAAGAGTTGGAGTGGCTAAACAAAGAGGCCAACGATTTGACTGGGTGGTATGACACAATGAGATCACCTTATGGTGCTAACACTAAGAACAAGTTTTTAGGGTATGTCCCAGAATATAACGAAGATGGAGCAATGTTGGTTCCTACAGAAACGTCAAAGTGGACATACAGAGATCCAGTAGGATTCTTTGAACCAAGAATAGAGTCTGTTGTTCCAAAATATTTTGGTGGAGCGGGAGCACTACAGTCTTTCTTTGAGGTTCCTGATGATCAAATTATTAAAGAACTTGGACATAATGTTGACTATGCTATGGGATTTCATTATGAAAGAGATGAAACCGACTCAGAGGAACAGCAAACGGTAATTGTAGAAAACTCAAAGACACAAGGTAAAAGAGTTAGTAGTCAAGGGAAAATATCAGCATCTTTTAATGTTTACATTAATGATAACTTTGATGGCGGAATCTTAGAGTTTAAGAATAAAGATTATGTTATTAAGCCAGAGGTTGGAATGTTAATAAATATTCCCTTGTATAAAGAGTTTGAGCATAGGGTTACAAAGGTTACTAATGGCAACAGACATACAATATATGGAAGATGTTGGGATAGCCAAGAGGGTAAATATTTTTCAACTAATGAAGACTGCTAATGTCTAAAAGAATACTTAAAGATGGTTCAGAAGTTGATTCATTTGATAAACCAGTTGATTTAATTATTCATACCAAGGCCCCTGGAAAATGGAAATTGACTGACTTAGAAACAGGTGAAGAATACCTTGGATCTGAGATAGGTACAGACTTTGCAGAAACATTAAGAGATAAAGTCAAGATAAATAAAATAGGCACTTGGGTTAAGACCAAGGGCAAGCAAGTTGACTAAACCCTTACTTTAAGGTATACTAAATATATGGAACAATGGATGAACGACTACGCCTCATATATACTTGTTATAAGTGGTGCTGCAGCCATGTTTACTATTGGCCGTAAAAAGCGATGGGGCTGGCTATGG